TCCGTTTCACCTGACAACGACGAACGGAACACCGCTGCAGCTTCCGGTATGTCAAGGTTCATCACCGACGCGAAATCGGCGATACGCACCGTCAGGTCATCGGTCAACGAAATGATTTCCGCGTCGCTGTCCGCGATCTGTTTCGTGAACCCAGCGAACCCGACCGCAAACGTGTTGAACTGTGACGCCGACATGCCAACCGTTTCGGCAGCGTTCTCACCCAATTTCAGGATGCCATCTGCAGCATCCTCAAAAGTCACGTTGACGGCGTTCATTGATTCGGCCAGATCAGATGCGGCACCCACCGCGTCTTTACCAAACCGGATTACTTGCGCGGTGCCGAACGCTGCCGCCGCTGTTTTCGCAACCGTTTTGAATTGCTCATCCAACGATCCCGCAGCCTTCTCAGCCTCTTTGAAACCGGCACGCGCTTTCGTTGCGTCCGCAATCAGATTGACGGTCAACGCTGCTTTCTTACCCGCCACGGCGAATCACCTCCCGATTCCAAGTGTCTGTGATCACTTCCAAATAGGCATCCAACGCCTCATCACCGCGGCGATCCACCGCACGATACATGAACTCGTTTGTACGAATGTTGCGTGTGCCCCAACCAAAATGGATGATCGGGGCATACGGGACACGTTTCGTCCCGCCAGCTTTCACAACGGCGGCGGTGCGTCGTTTCAACGGTTTGATACTGTCACGCAACGCACCTGTGCGTGACGGTGCCTGCCGTTTCGCTTCACGGGCAACGATTTCACCTGCGACGATCGCAGCCTGTTTGAAATCTTCGGCGGCTCCGTCGTCTAGTTTTTCAAGGGCGCGACGTAACTGGTTGATCCCTTCGATCCTTAGTGTCACGTCTTTTTGACCCATCAGTGTTTTTGCGCCTCAACTAGCATTGCCCGCATCTCTTGCAGGACTATTGTAGGCGACGCCAGCAGGTCTGTGGGTGCTATCCCGGTGCGAATCGCCATCGCAGCGATGTCGCGTGCGAACTCTGTTTCTACTCGTCCGCGGCCATCTGTTCTTTTGGGATTAGCCGCACCTGCCCGATCGTGTTCACCCATTCCCCAAACGGTTTCACGACAGCACCGGAATGTTTCTCAGCCAACCATCCGAGATAACACAACGGTGTCCACTGCTGTTCACGCACCCATGTGCGCCATGTGATCGCCGTGTGGTGTGCTTCCCAATCGACAAGCACACGGGCGGTCACCTCAAACGTGAGAGGATCGCCGCCCGTGTGTGTCACTTCAACGTCAAACGGAACCATGATTCGCCTTTCAAAATTGTGTGGGTCAGGTTACGAGGTGGCGACAGCGAGAGTGCCCGACGAGAACGACACCGTGACCATCGCGGCGTCACCGTATGTTCCCGACACGTTGCCGTATGCCGTGATGAGAGCGTTGGTGATCGTGAATGATGGGTTGGTTGCCCCAACTGATGACGAGGTGGGCAGAACCGCAATCGTTGTCGTTGACCCGACAAGCGCGCTCAGTGTTGCGTGAACGCTTGCCGCGTCGAAATCCTGGTAGAACGTCGCTGAACCGGACACCTTTTTGCGTCCCGCAACAGCCTGATCCCAACCGTCACCCATCGCGGTGATATCCACCTCAGAAATGGCGGTGTCCAACGTCAATGACTGCAGGTGGGATGAAAGATCAACACTGTTGATCGTGATTGAAATGTCGGTATAAACGGCCTTAGCCATCGTCGTGCTCGCTTTCGGTTTTGCGTTTGCCGGGTTTCACGGGGGTCAGATGCCCTGAGGCAACCAACGCCTCAATGTTAGCATCTGGCAGGTCGTCGGCGGTGATGCTGTCACCGTGCGCGAACCCTGCCAGATTTGTTGCGGTCACTTTGTAGTTCATGGTTGCACCATCACTTCCAACTCTAGTTCACAGCCAATGTACAGATCGTCACCCCACGCCACGTTGCCGATGGAGGTGACCCGAACGATTTGTGCGAACTGTACCGCACCGCTCAACGTCGGATCGTCCGCGAACAGTTTTTCGATACTGTCGTCGCCGTAAATCAACGGGTCAAGTTTCACAAGGTTTTGCAGCATGTCGAACCGCTGCACGAACAACGACACATCAAACGACATGAGTTGCAGTCCGCGTGACATCGCGTCACCGTATTCAACTGGCGTTGACGACGGAAACACGACAGCGCACGGCGTCACAATGTTTTCGGGCACGTCACCGTAAGCGATGACGAGATGCGCGGACTCAGCGAGTTTGTCGGCGATCGCTGTTTTGATTGTGCCGTAATCTGCCATCAGCCAACACCGATGAGCTTGACACCTTGCAGCAACGCCGCAACATCGGGGTCTGTGCGTGAAATGCGGACGGGGCCGAACTCTGAGATGGCACCGGCTTGAAATCCGAGCGGTGATGCTTTGCGTTGAAACAGGCGGCACGACATCAGCAATGCCGCTTGTTTGATGTTCGCCGGTACAGCAGCCGCATACCCGAACACACCTGTGATTTCGATGGTGGGGCGTCCCGCCTGCGATAACGGCCAACCACCGTTCACGTTGACAAGTTGACGATATGGGGCGTCGTTGCCGACAGCCACAAAATCGGTGCCATACACCAATGTTGTTTCATAGGTGCCGTCATTGTTCGGATCGGTTTTCACCGTTAGTCCTGCGGTAACCGATGTCAGGTCGTCAATGTCCACGATGCGGACGGTGCGTGGAAGATATGTGCGGGTTGCGGACGCCGCAACAAATGATCTTCCAGTGTAGTTATCGATCAACGATTCAGCAGCGGCAATTGCCGCGTCTATTGCTGCGTCGTCAACGGTGACGGTATCGGGGATACCCAACGACGTTTTCACGTCGTCGCGTGTCGTGTAGTTACTCACCGCTTACGGGCTTTCGTCGCTTTCGCAGCCTTTTTAGCGGTCGGTGCAACCGGAGCCGGGGTGGGGGTCGGCTCCGGTTGCTGACCGTCAGCGGTTCCACCAAGTTTCGCGATAAGTCGCGGGTCAGCGTTTTGCGCAATCAAGTTCGCCAAATACTTGTCCATTGATGGTTCCTTTCAACCGTGTGGGGTGACCTGCCGTGAAAGGCGATAACGCGACAGGTCACCCCACGGGGGTGGATCAGAGGGTGGCGCTCAGCAAGGTGCCTTGGATCTTGCAGACACCGCCGGGGTAACGTCCCGCGGTGAACGCGGAGTAGCCGAACACAACCATGCGGGTGGTGAGCGTACCGGAGCCGACCGATTCGTAGCGGAGCATCAGCGGCGATTGCGTCTGCTCCATCAGAATCAGATCTTGACGGTTCGCAACAATGATCGCGTCCTCGTCGCTGCCTGCACCGAGGTTGGTGGGGATACCGGCGTCAACGACGACGGGGATACCGGCGACCTCGCCTGCTGCCTGACCGTAAGCACCGGGGTTCCCGATCGCGGTGATGTTGCGACCACTGTCACCCTGAATACCTGCAAGCGGACGGTTTGACGAGTCCAAACCGGCGAGCAGATACGCCCAACGACGTGGGTGCATCACGATCACATCGGCTTGCGTGAACCGGTTTTGCGTCACGTTCGCGATTGCTTCGATGATCGCGGAGAATGTTTCGACCGCGGTCGGGCTGGCGTCGTCCTTGTCAACATCGCCGATACCGGCGGTGTTCAGGATTCCGAGGTGGGTGCCGCTAGTGCCGTCACCGTTGATCACGTCAGCGTTCACAGCGGTGTTGTAAGCGGACACAAGGTCGGAAGCAAGCAGCCCATCAACGCCGGTGCCGCGTTCCAACGCCTGCCGTGACACATCAACCATGCCCGCATAGGTGCGGACGTTCACGGTCAACAGGGTGTCGTCCGGTGAGGCTTCCGCGACAGCGGTGTTTTCGCCGTTCTGCGCGGCTGCGGTGGAACCGGTGGTGATCCGTGAAATGTTGACGGTGAGTCCATCAGCCGGGAGCGGCAGACTGTTTGCAACGTCCATCGTGTTACGTCCTGCACGCAGGAATGGTGCTACCAAACCGGTGAGGTACTGCGGAACGACAAGACCGGAGAAACTTCCAGTGGTGCTGTCACGGTATTCAACACGCATCTCATCCATGTGGCGTGACAGACGGTCGCGTGCCACAACGTCGTTGTGGAACTCTGCAGCGTATGAGTCACGGAAGAATGACGCGGGGGATTGCTCGCTGTAGGTCAACGGCTCCGACTTCACATCGACACGGTTCACGGGGGCTTCGCTTTCGGGTTCGTCGGTGGCGGCAACTTCGGCACGCAGTTTCGCGGCCTCTAGGTGTGACACCTGAATTTCACGCAGGTCAGCAATGCGGGCATCCAATGCTTTCGCACGCTCAGTCAGATCAGCGAGGTTCTTGTCTTCGCTGTCGGTCAGGTCACGGGTTTCATCGGCGGCACGATCCAACACAGTTTCCACAGCGTTAGAAATTTCGGCGCGTTCCGCAACGAGTTGGTCAAGGAGTTTCATGGGGTTACCTTTCGGTCATCGTGTGTTGTAACGACGGTGACCCCACGGTGCCCCAACTGGGCGGCGGCAGTGGTCGGCGGCCTACCGGCAATCATAACACCGCTGTCAATCAACGATGGTGAATATCCGCAGCGACTCTGTACCGGAAACAACAACCGCCCACAACTCCTGACCGGGGGCCAACACTTTATGAATCGGTGCAGAATGTTTCACCATCGGCAACCCGTTGCTATCTGTCACCAAATCATCATCACCGATGTACACGGTTTCGTTGCCGACAATCTGCATGAACACGTCACGATAGATGTTGTTCGCGGTGAGCACCCGTGACGCCGTGTCAGTGACCGTGTGCGCAAAATAGTTACTCATCGTCGCGTCTCATCAAATGACGGTATTTCGCGAGGCGTGGCACCTGTTCGGCGTCGTCAGGGTCGAACGCCCGCACACTGATCAATCGTGCCTCGTCGTAGGCGGGTGTCCGCACAAACCCGACATGATCCAACCGCACTTCCGTGCGTTCCCGTAACTGCCTGCCGTCCATTTCCAACGAACGTGTCCGCACCGGAATGAACCCGACGGAGAACCCCGACACGAACCCATCTTCGGCGAGGGCGCGTGCCTCGTCGGCGCGGGCAGTGCGTGCCAACAAGAAATCCGCAATGATGCCGTCGTTGGTTTTCTGCCATTCAACAGCACGACCAATCGGCATACGATCCGTTGCGTGCTGCTCTAACAGCGCGATTTTTGTGCCGCGTTCCTGAATGGTTTTGTCAAACGCGGTGGGGGCGAACCGTTCCAGATATGTACCGGCGTCATACACGGCACCGAACGGGGCAACCAAACCAACAAGGTGATGCCCGTCGCTGTCGTTACGAATCTCAAAATGTTGCCCGTCAATGTTGCGGGTGTGTAGTTCACTCATCTTCGGTGTCCTCCGGTACCGGGGTGATGGTCGGTCGGCTACGATCCGTCAAATCCTCCGCAATGCGTACCTCATCAACCGTGAGGAAACCCGCTGCCACACCGATTTGGTACGCTTGGAAACGTTCCAACGTGTCAGCACGCAACAAATCATCCAACACAAACCGTGCCTCTTGTCCGCGTGGCAACAACGTTGACAACGCCTGTTCTACCCGTGCCAGCCACGGACGCAACGTGTAACGGGTGAACTGGATCGAATCTTGGTTCACGTTCGCATACGTCAACGAGTTACCCGACGCCCCCGCGACACCGACCATGTGATGCGGCACACCGAACAGGGTGCAAACCTGACCCGCCGAATACCGGCGACCATCAATCAATTCAAGATCGGCAGGTGTGAACGATAACGGTTTATAGCGGACACCGTTAGCCAACACTGCCGGTGTCCGATTCCTGCCGCCATTCTTCTCAGTCCAACCCGCCTTCAACGCATCAGCTTCATCACGGGTAATGTCAGCGTCAACTTCTAACACGCCGACCGGTAACCCGCCCGAGTCGTACACGTTCGCGGCACATTCCTCACCAGCAATCGCCAACCCCAACGTGCGTCGATGATGTTCAATCACCGACATGCCACGCACCATTCCCGGCATCGTCAACCCGCGAACATGCAACACATCCTCCGCGCTATAGGTTTGACCGGCCACATGATATTCAACAACGGCACCATCCAACGTTGTTTGGATCTGCACAGCATCCGTTGCCAACAACACCGCCTGCCGCGGATACCCCAACTCGTCACGATCACCGAGCAACCAGTAGGCGTTGCCGTCGATCAGCAACGATGCGACAGTAGATGCCAGCATGTCGATGCGGGTCATTGTCCGATCGGGTTGACGCAGAATCGCCGGGGTTGGTTCAACACGGCGACCGTTACGAAACGCAACCAACGGTAACGCCGCGATACTGTCCGAAATCAACTGGACGCAACGCCACATCGCAGGGATTGACAACCCCGTTTGCGGGGTCACATTCAACGGTCCTTGCATCGGCTGTTGGTAGCCATACGTCGGCAACACGAAAGGAAATTCGGCTGCGCGTTGCTCCGTTGAACGGCGACTAAACAAACCCATGCGCCTAGAGTATCATCGGACGCCCCACGGGCGCGTTTCTATGACGTGCAGCATGATACGCAATCGTAGCCGCGTGCAACGGTGAAAGATCGGCACGCGGATTCATACGCGCCCACAACCATGATGACCCCAACGGTTTTTTCTCCGCGGCAGCAACCGCAGCCGTCAACGCATCATGCGGACGAACCCGCGCAGACCCGTTCATAATCTCATCATAAAACAAGTTAGCAGCGAAACACGCATCACGGGTCGTGTACCGGATCGGCACGATCTTGCGTTCCTCCAACACATCACCCAACAACCCCGCAGGCCCGTAAGCATCCAACGCGATCGGGGCACCATGTTTCGCCGTCAGCTCCGCGATGCGATCCGGTAACCAATCGACACCCTCACGATTATCCACGACCTCCACGCAACCGGTTTCGTCCGCGACAACAATGGACGCAACCGAACGATCCAACGTGATATCGACAGCGAATACAAGCCGTCCCGCCGGTGCCGCATCCGACTGCACCGCTTCCCACAACGACCCCGGAATCACCCGCTCATCGTTACGAGTCCAAATGTTCAAATAGGCGCGACGGAACTCGCCGTCAGGCATCGTCGCACGCGCATGTTCAACCGAACCCTCATCAATCGTGTGCCCCAACGCAGGCATACACGAACGCCACACATCGCGATCATCCGCGTCACAACCATCAGGCGCAGACCACTCAAAATAGGCGATACGTCCCCTCCCAGTCACCGCACATTCCCGCCCCGTCTGCACCTTCCTATTCAAATACGCGGACTCATCCGTACCCGCGGTAGACACCACCCACAATTGCGCGTCAGGGCATGTCGCCATCGCAGGCAACAACGCCTGTTCCCGCCGGTCATCCACATCAGCGAACGCCTCATCAATGAACCCGCCGCCACTCAACGTCATACCGTGACCCGCCGTCGCCGTTGTCGGCAACGCCTGAATCCGTGAACCGTTCACAAAATTGATCGACGGATCACCCGCCAACCGGTACACCTTCTGCACCATCGGAGCCAACGCCGAATCCAACAACATCGGTGCGAAATCGTCCACCACTTTTTTTCGGGCGTCGCTGCCTGTCTGAGCCGTGTACGCCACCCGCTGACGATTTCCCCACGCCAAACACCGCCACAACATCAACGCCACCAACAGCGTTGATTTGCCCGACTGGCGTGGCACCGTCAACGCCACTTCCCGATACGCCAACCTTCCAGTGTCGTCAACCTCCAACGCGACATCCACCACCCGCCGTTGCCACGGCATCAACGGAGTGCCCATCATCTCCGCGATTTTCGCGACCTCATGGCCGCGGGAAGCGCGGCTAGTCCGCTGGGTGGCTATCCGTGGTTCGCAGCTCAGCGAGGAGATTGTCGATTGCGTTGCCATTGTCTGTGATCATACGCAGGTCAGCGACCGCGCCACGATACTGCAGCCACAACGATGCGTGTTCCGGTGCCGCGTCAACCGCTGCCGCGAGACTGAGAGCGATGTTGACTGTGGGCAGATCGGTGGCAGGAATCCCGTCCGGGTACTGATTTTCGACAAATCGTGTCAACCCTTCCAAATTCGCGCCGCTCATTTCGCCCGTGTGCTCCCCGATGCTGTTTTCGGCCATAAACCCACCTTACACCGTTTTGCGTCGCTTAGACGGCAATCTAGGGGGCAATCA